GCATAAGACTATGGCAAACTCTCAGGCGCTCTGCACGTCGTTCAAGGTGGAAATCCTGAACGGCCATCACGCCTTCGGCACGTCAGTCACTCGCGGCGCGACCACGCCGGACTCGTTCAAAGCGGCGCTTTATCTTGCGTCGGCATCGCTCGGCGCAGGCACGACTGCGTACTCGGCGACGGGTGAAGTCTCCGGCACGAACTACTCGGCGGGCGGTGTTGACCTGACAGGTGCGCAGGACTGGCAGGCACCGTCGAGCACTGGCACCACGGCATTCTCAACTCCTACGGCTAACATTGTCTTCACTAACGTCACACTCTCAACTGCGTTCGATGCCGTGCTGATCTACAACTCGACACAATCGAACAAGGCCGTGTGCGTGCTCACGTTCGGATCGCAGACGATCACGGCTGGCACTTTCACGTTGACGATGCCGACGAACGACTCAACAAACGCGCTGGTCAGGCTGGCGTAGTGAGGTAAACGCATGTCGAGACAGTCATGGGTTGAATGCGTGGCGGCAGCTACGCAGGACGGGACAGCGATAGCGAACACGACGACGGAATCGCCTGTCATGCCTGCGTTGACTATCCCCGGCAACTACATACAGGACGGCAGAGCGTTTCGTATTCGCGCCTTCGGCAAGCTGTCCGTGACTGGCACGCCGACAATCCAGTTCACGCTCCGGCTGGGCGGTGTTCCAAGCGGGACGTTGCTCGCGCAGACTGAGGCGATCACAAACGGCTCCGGCCTAACAAACGTCAACTGGTCTTTAGAGATTTACCTGATTGTGCGACAGAACGGATCGTCGGGAACCGTGCTCGCAATGGGAGACTGCCGCATTCAGACGAACGCTTCAGGCGATCCGACCGCGAAGGTCAACACGTTTGGCGTATCCGGCTCCGATGCTCCGGCGACGGCCACTGTGAATCTAACGTCGGATCTGGCGCTGCAACTCGGCGCGGTATGGTCGGCGGCTTCCGCGTCGAACACTCTGACCGGGATGTTCCTGACTATTGAATCGCTGAACTAAGCAGCTAATCCGGCATCGAGGTTCGCCCGCGTGTTAGTCCATCGTGATTAACGGCGGGCGATTTTACTAAATGGCGACACAGCGCAACTACTTAATCAGTACCACGGGAATCTCGACAACTGCCAGCGGTACAACTATCGGCAGCGGCAACACGCAAAACGCTACATTCGAGTTAGCCCGGACGCTGGTTCGCAGTGGTATCAGCGCCGGGGAGTTTCTATCAGGCACGCAGACGTGGGCGATTCACTATGTCGTGTCAGCGATGGCGACGCCGTATGAGATGCGGCTAAAGGTACAGCGCCGGAATTCAAGCGGCGTGATGCAAGCTGAGTCAGGCTTCGGTACGACACGATCAGCAACGGGAACCTTTGACGATAATATCAGCGCCGATCTCGGAACGTGGGCTGCTAACGATCAACTGGCCCTAGTATGGGAACATCGCAGGCCATCAGGAAGCGGAAATAAGAACGGGACTATAGACGCGAATGGCGCAAGCTACATCGACGCGCCGATCAGCTCGGATGTTTCCGTAAACCTGACCGGAGTATCGAGCACCTTGTCGCCGGGCACGCTTGGCGCAACGCACGATCAGCCGCTAACAGGAACCAGCGCGACCGGAGCAGTCGGCACCGTGACGCCGATTATTGACCTGCCCGGCCCAACAATACCCGGCTATCAGTTTTGCAAGGGCGAGAATGGTCTAAGCGTAGCAATGGAGCGAATCAGATAAATGGCCCGTCAACTACCCGGCAGCACGGATCGAATCACGTCGGCGCTCTCGGCGAACAATTCGCTGCGCTCCTATTCGATATGGGTGTACCGCATCGGCGACGGTGGAAATAATCTCGGTCGCATCTGGCACAAGGGCGGTTCAGGTGGCGCGCTGGACACGTCGCACAACAACAACGCGACCGGGAATACTTACGACTACAACAGGCGATTCAGTGTGTCAAATGGCATCTGGACTTATCCCCGGCCAGCGGCGAATGAGTGGCACCATATCGCGCTCGCGCACGATGTCAGTCTCGACACGAACACGCCGACGATCTGGCTGGACGGCGTGCAGCAATCGCTTACCGTGGCGCAGGTAGCGTCAGGAACAGTCGCGGACAACAATACGCTGCCTTACTGTTTCGGCAATCGCAACGACGACGGCTCGCGCGGCTGGAATGGCATCCTTGCGGAGATCGCTACGTGGAACCGTCTCCTGAACGCCAGCGAAGCTCTCGGACTGGCGAACGGCACGTCGGCCATGAACTACCCTGACGGATTGATCTCTTACATACCGCTGCGCCTTGACGAAGTGATCGACTTGCTACAGGCAGCGCCAACGCTAACAGGAACGACGGTCGGCATAGATCCGCCACTACATCGGCGCGGTATCGGCCAGTCGCTTAGACCGCGAATCTTTGCGCCGGGGATAGGTAGATGAGCTTTAGCTGTTACACGTTCAACCTGCAACACGGTGAAGGCACTGACGGCCAGTTTAACTTTCAGCGTCAGATCGACGCCTTCAACCCGGCTGAATTAGTCGCGGTGCATGAACGCAGCGAAACAGAAACAGGCTGGAATACGCCGCTGACTAACGCGGGTTATTCGCAGGCTCCGTACAAGTCGAATCAGATCGGCGGCGGCGACGGAAATCAAATCTGGTACAAGTCAGCGAGTGTCACGGTGCTGAACACTTACGACTGCCAGCTATCCATCGGCGCACAAACGGGCTGGTCTGGTACGAACGTCGATAAATGTGCAGTCGCGGCAAAGGTGCAAATTGAGGGACAGCGGTTCTACTTCGTCGGCACGCACCTGTCACAAGCGGCAGGCGCGGATTCTTCCGGCGCGTTGACATCGGTTATCAGAGAGAACCAGATCAAAACTCTCCTGACGTGGATTGACACGAACCTGCAAGGGCTGGACGTAGTGATAGCCGCTGACTTCAACTACGGCATACCGAACTACCAGCTAAACGGCGGCGGGCTACAAGAGGATCTATTCGTTCGTGCAGGCTTTGTCGATATGTGGCGCGAGGGACTGGCGCGCGGGATTGCAACCGTGCCGTGGGCTAATCTCGACGGTTCAGGCGGCGCTGATATGGTGGTAGGCGAGTCGATCATCACGCACGACTCCCGCTGGATTGACAGCATAAAGAAACGCACCGTCAACCGGGCACTGACACTCTCGGCGATTACCCTCGAAGACAAGCGGGCGAACTGTTCCGGCGCGCTTACTGGCTCGCCCCTGCGCTGCCCGGACGTAGGCGACTCATACCTGACTGGCACCGTGCTCGACTATGGCGTGCGCCCTACGGATCACAACCCGATGAAGGCGACCTTTAGCGTCAATCAAACAGCGGCGTCACCTGTACGTCGCACTAACTTTTCATGGTTTCCGAACGTGAGGCTATAACGTGGGCTTTCCGGCACTGCAATCAGGTTCACTGAATCCGCTGGCACTACCGCCCGCGTCGCCTGACGTGACTGTGGCCCTGACAGGCGTGCAGTCAACGGTAGCAGTCGGCTCGCTTGCGCCTGCCGCGTCAGTGTCGCCTACAGGTAACAGCGTATCAACTTCGGTCGGTACTCTCTCCCCGTCTACAGCTCGCTCCCTGACTGGAAACAGTACGACACTGGCGCTCGGCACTCCTGCCGTGAACGTCTCGGTCAATGTGACCGGAGTTACCGCGACCGGAGCGACGGGCACTGTCTCGACGGGCGGCGATCAGTCGCTCGCGTTGACAGGCGTATCCGCAACACTGGCGCTCGGTACAGTCACGCCGGGCAGCACGGTATCCCTCGCAGGCGTGCAGGCTACCGGAGCGACTGGAAACGTATCGGCGGGCGGTGATAAGACTGTCGCTCTGACGGGCGTTTCAGCGTCCATGCAGGCCGGAAGTGTCGGCGTCGCTAATTCGCCAGCCCTGACGGGCAGCGCGGCCACAGCGGCACTCGGTACGGCGCTGCCGAATCTCTCGCTTTCCCTGTCAGGTGTCGCAACCACCGGGCAGACAGGCAACGTCACCACGGGCAGCGATGTCACGCGGGCCTTGACAGGCGTATCGACTACCACGGCCACGGGCACGCTCGGCGTAGATCGCACCCGCTCAGTCTCCAGCGTCGAGTCGGCGTTCGAGCTAGGCACAGCAGCGCCGGACATTGCGCCGTCTGTGACAGGCGTTTCCCTGACCGGGCAAGCCGGAAGCCTCACCACGTCGCGCTCGCTTGTTCTGACGGGCGCACAGACCACGGGCGAAACCGGGATATTGACTCCGAACCTGACTGTCACCGTCTCCGGCAACGAAGCCACGGGCGAGACAGGCACGGTCGGCGTAGACATCAACACGGACAGATCCGTTCCGCTAACAGGAGTCACAGTCGCCACGAGCACCGGGAACGTCTCTCCCGTGCGCTCTGTGCTCCTGTCAGGCGTCGAGTCGGCCACGGAGACAGGAACACCCGGAATCTCGAGGGGCGGCAGCGCAGAGCTATCAGGCGTCGAGGCTACAGCCGCGCTCGGCTCCGTCTCCGCAGACCTGAGCATTCCCGTTTCTGGACTGGATTCTGAATCTCAGACAGGCAGTATCTCCCCGGCGTCGTTCGTCACCTTGCCCGGCGTCGAGTCCGTACCGGAAACGGGCACACTCTCGCTCGCTCGCTCCGTCTCGCTGGCAGGCGTGGTCACTTCGTCTGAAGTCGGGACGGTAGGCAGTCAACAAGGCGAAAAAGTCCGTACACTCAAGTCTGAGAGGTATGTTATAATTCAGAACAGTCAATCTGGCAGTGCTCGCGTGGTATCAGGCTCAACAGACGTGCAGGTAAGACATGGCCGCTGATCTGATAATCAAAGCTAATAATCTATTACCTGCCGTGGTGATGATCGCGCGGGATGCTGTCGGCCCGGTTGATCTCACTGGCGTCACGGCTCAGTTTCGCCTTGTCAACGTCCTGACTGGCGCGGTGCAGGTGAATGACGCGCCCGCGAACGTAGCTGCCCCGGTTGCTTTTACTGCCAGCGGCGCAACGATGAACGCGACCGGACACCCGTTCAACGATGGCGAGTCAGTCACGCTAACCACGACAGGCGCGCTCCCCGGCAATCTCACCGGACAGCGTGAATACTTCATAGTCAACGCTACGGCCAACACGCTACAACTCGCGCTTATACCGGGCGGCACTCCTATCACAACAACTAATGCAGGCTCCGGCACGCACTCGTTTCTCAGTGGCCGCGTCACCTATCAGTGGCAGGCGGGCGACACTCTCAAACCGGCTACGTACTTCGGCGAAATCAGGGCCACGCAGGCGGGCCAGCCGATCTCTTACCCGAACACGCGGCAGCTAGTTGTCGAGATTCTTAGCGACCTGACGGACTTATCTGATCGCACCGTGGCAATCAAGGCAGTTATGGATCGCGTGCAGCCGGATGCGGCTCCGCAACTCTCGCAGGGTGAAATCGAGCTAGAGGTAGACCGCGCGCAACTGGCGAGCGTCTGGCAGGCCGACACCGCGTACAGCATCGGGCAGATCATTGTCCCGCCTACACGCAACGGCCACAGCTACACCGTGACACAGCCGGGCACGTCCGGCTCCGTGGCGCTCACTTATTCGCAATGGCTCACACGGGCTGAATCCAGCTTTCCCGAAGGTGCTTCTAATCCCCGCCTGACGTGGGAGGAAATCGGCGACGACATCTTCAATCCTTCGATCTTCGGAGCAGAGCGAAATGTCTACGACATCAACCGGGCGGCGCGCGAGTGCTGGAAGCTGAAGGCGCGCAAGGCCAGCCAGTTTGTTGACGACGGCGATACGTCGTTCGAGCAAATGTACAAGCACTGTGTCGAGCAGGCGCAGATGTTTATTCCGTTTATGCGTGACTACGCTTTCAGTCGAGGGTAAGCAATGGATCGACTTACCGCACAAGGGCACGCATTCGCAACGTCGTCAGCCGCGATGTATGACGACCGCTGCACGATTCGCCGTGTCTCGAAGACTAAAGGCGCGGACATGGGGAACAAGTCAGTCGAGACGATACTGGCGACAGATGTTCCCTGCAAGCTCAGTCCGGCGTCGGCTCAGGAACGACAAGTCGCCGGAGCTACCGAAGGATCGACGGCCTATAAGGTCAGGATACCGTTCTGGACAGGCAGCGAACCGCTGCAACTGGATTCTGCCTGTTACTTCGATATTGCCGCGCGTGGCAGGGTTGAAGCTCAGACGTTGCACGTCATAGCGCCCCTGCGAGGATCTGGCACACGGATCGACGCGGTAGCGGAAAGACAGTCTTAGGGCGCGGGCTTCGTACCGCTACCTATAAGGGGGTGCTGACAGGTTCAGGTTGGCTCCTCACCTGTCGCACTCTATCCGGGTGACGCTTATGGAATTGAAGGACAACAGCCAGAAGATACGACAGGACATACAGCGCCGACTCGCTGCCGGGCTGAATCGCGGCAATGAGTTTCTGATCGATGAATCAGCCAGCGCCGCTCCGGTCAAGTCCGGCAACCTGCGCGACAACACGGAGATCGTCAGCGAAGCGACACCGGATAACCTGACCACCACGGGAGCCTCGAAGGCTGAATATGCCGCGCACGTCAATCGTCATATTGATCCTTTCTGGTTGCAGGCATGGCTGCGCATGAAAGATCAGTTCGGGGAGTTTTTCAGGAATGGCTGAAATCATGGAAATAATCGGCACGCGACTGAACGCCGATACAGATCCGGGCGGCGTCAATGAACCTGAGAACGGCGCGACGGCTGGTTTCCATAACAACCATGCGCCGGAAGGGACGGGATACGACCGCGTAATAATCAAGCTGGTAACAGGTATCTCCCGGCATACCATGACGAAGGAATACGCGCGGCGGAAGTTTGTGCAGTTCATGGTCTACACAGTCGATCCGGTCAACGGCGGGGAGACAGGCACGGGCAAGGCTACGCGATTGAAGAATCGCATTATCGAGCTATTCGATCACAAGGCAGAGGAAATCAACGATCCTTCGCTGTTAAGCGTGTTACTTGAGCGCGAACTGGCGCAGGACACAACCACGGATTCAAACGGCAGGGACATCTACAGCGAGGGCGTAATCTTTGAAATGTGGACGGCGTGAGGTTCTTCTATGGCAAATCCGAAAGTTACATATCAGGCGATGGTGGGCTTCGACTTTGAAGGTCTTAAACCGCCCGTCAGAGTCGAGGCGGGCGAAAAGATTCCCGACAAGGTTCCGGCGTCCGAGATAGCCGAACTAATGGCGCAGGGTTTAATCCGCATCCTGCCGGAAGAAAGCGAAGGTGAGGTATGAACGGAGCGACCGTCAACAAAGCGCGCGTGATGGTTGATGAATTCGACATCAGCCAATTTCTGCAAAAGATGAATCCGGTACGAAACCGGGACTTCGTGCCATGCGAGGATCTTACCAGCACGTCGCACGAATACACCCCGGCGCTGCGCGGCGGTTCCTTCATGCTCGACGGCATGTACCGCAAAAAGGACGTTATCGGCACGTCGCTACAGGACATCTTCGCGTCACTGCCGAACACGCAGCTAATCGTCACGGGCTACCCGGACGGGCGCGCGGTGGGCCAGCCCGCTATGCTGATGTACGCCGACGTAGTGAAGTACAACCTTGATACTCCGGTCGCCGATCTGGTCAAGGTGGCGATTGAATGCACGTCGCAGAAGTGGGCCGTAGAGGAAGGCGTGTCACTGCACGATCTGGTTACTGATACCGCGACCGGGAACAGTGCCTCGGTAGACCACGGCGCAGCTACCACGAACGGCGGCGTCGGCGTTTTACACGTCCCGGCCATCGTCGGCGCGGCTCCGTCAGTGGTGGTCAAGATTCAGCACTCGACGAATAACTCGACATGGGCCGACTTGCTGACATTCACGGCGGCAGTAGCGGCAACGAAGCAACGGATCGAAGTCGCTGCCGGAACGACTGTAAACAGGTGGCTGCGCGAAGTTCACACTTTCGGCGGCACTACAACTTCAATCACTCATAACGTGGCCTTCGCACGTAGATAGGAGATAACAGTTATGCAAGGTGGAGTAGTCGGAAAAGGAAAGTTCTTCCTTGACAATGCTTCCAACGTACTGACCGATCTTTCGGAGTGGGCGACTAATGTTCCCGCCCCGAAGCAGCGCGACATGCTCGCTAGTGACACTCTCGACGGCTCGGCATCCCACAGCACCACGCCGGGACTGCGTGACGGTCAGGAGTTCACTGTCGAGTTTCTTTATCACGCTACGCCGCTGAACCATCTGAAAGCGGTAGACGCGCTCGACAACACGACCCTGACGTATGAAGCAGCGCCGGAAGGCAATGCGTCCGGTAAGCCGAAACTGACAGGCGAGTGCTATTTGAAGACTTTCAATATCAACGCGCCAGTGGGAAACATTACCACCATGACCGCGACGTTTATCCAGACGGGCGCGCAGTCGTGGGCCACTTACTAACCATTTTGACAAGTAGGAGCCAACAACAGCTATGAGCGACGAAGTAGACAGAAACAACGGCGACATGGAATTCGATCTCGACGCGATTACAAACATGATCGTGCCGTTCGAGTTCGCCTTCGAGGGACGGAAACTAAAGGGCCATTGGTACAAGTACAAGACTACAACGCCACAGTGGGCCGCAGAGAAAAACCGCAGATTCGCCGAACGCATGGAACGGTTCGTCGAGCTGAAGAAAACCCTTGTCAGCACCAAAGACACCACGCTGTTACTGAAGACGCAGAAAGAGATTCACGAAATCGAGGATCAGGCACAGCGCGATCAATACCTATGGCTCGCCGATGCGATTGTGGACTGGACGGCAACGCGCAAAGGCGAACCGATCCCGGTTGACGAAATCCGCACAAAAGGGTTTCCGCTGCCGTTTATGGTCGCGCTCGGTCAGCACTTGGAAAAGGATCGCGCAGGTGAAAACCCTACGTCGTCGGACTCGTCGAATGGAAGCTAAGTCGAGGCGAGTCCGGGTACTGTCCTGACTACTACCCGGCGATCTATGACCTGCGCGGCGTAGCGCATTACCTGAACTGTTCCGTGCTGGAAATACTGGATCGAATGAAAGACGGGCGCATGTCGGGCGCTGACTTTGAGGCTTACCGGATCTGTGCGGAAGCTGACGGCATAGTGGAAGAACAGCGACGCAAGGATCGGGAGCGTAGAGGCGGGCGTTAAATGGCAGAGGAAACCTTCGAGCTATACAGTTTAACCAGCAAGCTGACTATGGACACGTCACAGTTTGACCGTGCCTATGGTGAGTCGCAGTCTAAAATGCGGACGCTTGCGGGTGAGACTAAGAAGCTGGAAACGTCCATGCGCTCAGGCGCGGGCGGCACCGCTGCATTCAGTGGTTCGATCTCCGGGTTACTGCCACAGTTATCGTCACTGGCCGGGCCAGCCGGAGCACTTGGCATCGTGACTGCCGGACTCGGCGTTTACCTGAACATTATCACCGCTACATCATCCGGCGTATGGGAACTGACAAACAGGTTCAGCGAGATCGGATCGGAATTGAAGGATATGTCCGATCAGGTGAATCTATCGACACAGACGCTCGGCACGTTTCAGGGTGTCGGGAAGATGGTCGGCGTAGAAGTCGAGCAACTATCAACTGGCCTTGTTACCTTCCAGAAGAATCTCGCAGGTGGGAATGACGCACTAAAGGCGCTCGGTGTTACCAGCAAGGATAACGAGACGGCGCTGCGCCAGACGTTTAAGGCGCTCGCGGATGTCAACGATAAGACCCTACAGACCGCGCTGGCTCAGGAAGTCTTCGGCAAGTCCGGCAAGGCCATGCTGGCGATCATTAAAGAGACAGGCGGCGACTTCGACGCATCCTCTGAAAAGCTGCGCAAGTGGAACGTGCTCATGTCCGACGATGCAATCGCTATCGCGGATGAATTCGGCGACAAATTGAGCGAGCTAGGGATGCGCTTTCAGGGCATCGGTAACACTATCGCCACGGAGACAGCGCCCGCCTTTATTGCTGCCTTCGATCAGATTAGCGCGGCACTCGACGCGAGCGCGGTTGACTGGCGCTGGTGGGGTGAAAAGCTCGGTAACATCATCGTCAACTCGACGGCCCTTGTGTCCGGCTTTGCCAGTGCCGTCTCGAAAATGGGAGCAATGACCGGGCCGATTGATTTTCTGGCGAATTGGGAGGCAGGCTTCGAGGAAGCGCGCCAGAAGATGAACGCCAAGCGCAACGAGCTACTGCAAGGCTCAGGCGGCGCAATGGGCGGGCGCATTCCCGGCCCGACAATCGACTGGAAGCCGGGCGGCGGCACAAAGAAAGAACGCGCCGCGCATGAGAAAGAAGATCCGATCATCCGGTTAATGGAACGGTATCAGGATCAACTGCGCGCCCTGACGCCGCTTACCGTCGAGCAACAAATCCGCGAAGAACTACTCGGCAAAGAGTACGCCAAGAGTAGCGCGGAAATGAAAGCTATGCTGATCGTGCTCGGCATGACTATCGACGTTAAGAAAAAGGAAGTCGAGGCGCAGCGGCTCGCTACCGCCGAACAGCAACGCGGCGAAGCGGCATACAAGGCATTCGCGCAACAGCAATTTGAAACCCTGCGCGAGATTAACCACGGGCAAATGACAGCCTACGATCAGGCGCGCGTGGCTATGCTCGACTTCATGCACGTCACCACGCCGATGCAGCAGTTCTGGATCTTGTTCGACGCGATGCTGATTGACTCCGCGCGACATGCGAAGGAACTGCACGAGCAGCTAATGAACATCGCAGAGACGACACCGCCTATCGCGCCGGGCGGAATCGTGCTCACGGATGAACAGAAGCGCGGAAACATCCTCACGCCGGAAGACTTGGAAAAACTCGGCGCACCACCGCCCGAAGATCCGATGGCGAAGTGGCGACGGCTGGCTGACTCGCTGGCCGACGACATTGCGCACACGATAGACCGCGCGATCTCCAAAGGCTTCGAGGATGGCATCGGCGCAGGTATCAAGGAATTCGGGCTAGGGTTGCTGGAAATGGCCCGGCATGAAGCTCTAAACGCGCTGGCCGCTGCTATGCGTAAGGCGCTCAGTGGCGGCAGTGGCGGCAGTGAGGAAAGCGGCGGTAGCTGGCTGACAACTCTTATTAGTACCGGGATCAGTGCTATTGGCTCACTGTTCGGCGGCGGTGGTGGTCTATTCGGCGGCGGGGGTTCGAGTGGTGGTCTAGGTTCCGCAGCGGCAGGCGGCATCGGCGGCAACGCAGGCGGCGGCTTCGTGTTCCCGAACGAGTGGTCATGGGTGGGCGAGCGTGGCCCGGAATTGGTCAAGGCTGGCCCGCGTGGCGCGAGCGTCATGTCGAACAGCGAGTCGATGTCATACTCCGGTATGGCCGGGCTGACCGTCGTGCAGAATATCAACGTGCCGACGATGTATATGGCGGGTAATCGACAGACGCAGACTCAGGCGCTCCGTGGTCTGCAACAGGCGGCGCGCACGGGTTACAACCTGCGAGGTTAATCTATGGCATTTCACAATGCACCCTTTCCCTTGACGGTTGCGGCGCTCGGCGCGGCTCCTAGCTGGCCCGTCGAAGTGATACAGCTTGGCGGCGGCGCAGAGCAACGCTTCACCCCGGCAGGTGACGCGCTCCGTGTCTATAACGCAGCTACAGCCATCACGAAGATCGCGGACTTCGACGCCATCGTGCAGCACTTCAACGGACGCCGGGCGCAGTTATTTTCGTTCCCGCTTAAAGACCTGACTCTATGGCATCCCACCACGCCGGAACCTTTCGGCACGGGCGGCGGTATCGGCTCAACTAATCAGCTAATCCTGAACGAAGGCGACGCAGCCAACGCCTACAACCGGGAGATTTACCTGCCGAAGACGGGCACGATTCAGATCCGCGCAGGCGTCACGCTGAAGACTGAGGGCGTGGACTATACCCTCGCGTACACCGGAGCGACAGGCGGGCGCGTGACGTGGCTGACATCCGTTTCCGGGCAGGCGCTTACATGGACGGGCGAGTTCTATATCCCGGTACGTTACGACATCGGCGCGCTACCGGAAGCGGAAGTATTCGCCATGCTGAACCTTGCGGCAGGCACGGGCCTGCGACGCCCGGCAAACATTCCTTTAGTCGAAGTCAGGTATCTGGCTGAGTGGGCATGAGTAACTTACGAGTACCACAAAATTATCAGTCACCTTATAACGCTAATTCCTTGCTGGACTACTTCGCGTCGGCGTCGTTCTCTGTCTGTCTCGGCGCTTACACGACGGCCACTGTCGGCAGCAAGGTCAGCGCGGTCACAAGCTGGTCGCGTGACCTGACAGGCGTGCCGGGTTTTCCGGGCGTGACCTTCAACTCGGTAGGCGGTGCGACGCCTTCACAGTTCGAGCAGCCGTCAGGACTCGACGCGGCGAACATGGAGCAGGATCTATTCCTGATGCCGCTCGGTCTGGAAGCGCCGGACGTAGCAGCGGGCGTATGGGAAGCGGCAGAGTGTACGGTGTTTCAGATGAATCCTGACGCGCCGAACATGGGCCAGCTAGTGCTCGCCAGTGGCAATCTCGGCAAGTTCGAGCAGCGCGGCAAAATGATTCGCGTCGAGATTCGCGGCCTGAACGATAAGCTGACGCAGATGATCGGGCGCGTGGTGAAGTATCACTGCGACGCGGACTACGGCGACGCGCGCTGCAAATTGGATTTGGTAGCCCGTGGCGAGGTCTACACCGGGACAATAACCAACGTCACTAGCAGCGCCGTGTTCAGGGACTCGGCCCGCAGCGAGGGCGTACAGTGGTTCGATAACGCACGCGGCGCATTTACGTCGGGGAATAACAGCGGCTTCGAGTTTCACGTCAACACATGGGACAACGTGCTCAAGGAATGGGTGCTGCACTTTCCGATGCCGTTCCCGGTTCAGGTGGGCGATGCTTACACGATCAATCGCGGATGCCTGAAACGTCCGGGCGACTGTACGCTCAGGGGAAACATAATCAACTATCGCGGCTTTCCGCACATGCGCACGCTGGAATTAGTAACGAAGCTGCCGACGCAGTAAGACGATGATATTCGACAGGGACAAGTTCATTGACGACGTGCTTTCGCTGGTAGACCGCGAACCGCCGATCAAATGGGAGCATCAAGGGCGCGACCCTGACACCGGACTTGACTGTATCGGGATGCCTCGGTGGGCGTTCTCTCTACAGGGTGAACTGCCGCCTGAACTAGAGGCAGAGTTCGCGGCTTATCATCGCATCCCGGACGGCTGGCGAATGCTGTCGATCATGCGGAAATACTTTCAGGAGATACCAACAAACGATCAGCAGGAGCTAGTCAATATCAACGGCGTCGAACCTGCCGATCTGATCGTCATGTTCCTGAAACGCAATCCCTGTCACATGGGCGTGTTGGTCAACCAGACGGAGATTGTCGAAGCGTTTAAGAATGCGACTATTGCGCGCGTCCGAAAAGGCGAGCCACGTTTGCCGATTGCGGCTGTGTTCCGCATCCCGGAGTTAATCAATGGCTGAAGTAGCTGTCGCACTGGCAATAAGCGCAGCCGTATCAGCGGCTCAGTACGGCCTGCAAGCTGCGTTTACTAAGAAGACGAAACCGACTCCGGTTGACCGTGGGCCGCTCGACGATATTCGTCTGTCGATGCCGGGGTTTGGCGCGTCGCTTATTCGCGGCTATGGCACTTATCGAGTAGCGCCGATCTGGTTTTGGGATACTGACGCAGTAGAGCATACAGTTACGACGCCGGGCACTTCAGGCGGCAAGGGCGGCACTCCTAAACCGCCGACGCCGGAGACTACGGATCACTTCTACACGAAGTCACTGGCAGGCGCTATCGGTGACAAGATTATCTATCTAGGCGTCTCGCGTATCTGGTTCAACGCCGATCTGGTCTACAACCACAACAACGCCACTGGCAACCTGACGGATACTTCCTCGACGCGCTATGAGGCAGAGCACGGCGTACTTGCGGGCGGTGCAAACGTCGCATCCGGCACGCAGTATTCAAATGGTTTCAAAGTGCAGGGCATCGGCTCAGGCGGTACGGTCACAATTCACTGCGATGTCCCTACCACGGGCACGTATGAGCTTGCCGTAGCCTACACGGCGGCGTCACAAAAGACTTTCAAGGTATCGGTCAACGGCGGCGCTAACGTCGATCTGGTCTGCCGGGCAAGTGGCGGCGCTGGTCTGGTTGCGGTGGAAGTAATGAACGTCTCGCTGACGGCAGGCGCGAACACTATCGCATTCTCGAACAGCGGCGCGAGTGCTCCCGATCTGGACTCAGTAAGTATCGCCCCGGCGCTGACCTTCACTGGCCCACAAAATACTGACCCGCGCGGCTTCACCGGGATAATCACACCGGGCAGGCTCGCGCCGACCGGGC